TTAAAGATTGTACAAGATATATCTATGAACGGGTTTGAAAATAAACCAACATATGCTGGTCAAAACATGTATAATATATATGGTGTTAGAAGTTATAGTGCTGAAATAGAAATGCTAGGTAATCCAATGATTCAACCTATGATGTATTTTCAATTAAATAACATACCAATGTTCCATGGTGCTTATATGATTATAAGAACTAGACATAATATTAAACCTAATCACATGACAACATGGTTTACTGGTAGTAGGATTAGAGCTATTGAAACACCATTATTTGATGTTGCCGATGCGTATATGAGTTTAATCGAAACTTTAAACTTATCTGAAGTTAAGGGTGGTTCTACTACAGTTAGAGGAACTGGAGGTATGATATTTGGTCAAAATTGTGGTGAGTTTAAATTAACTAAACCTATTGTAGATGGCGCTGAAGGTTTTTATAAAAGTAAACCAATTAGAGATTTAGTTGCAATTGTTGAAAGTAGAGGTGATTATAACGCTTATAATAATGGTATTGCTGGTTCTAAAGGTACAGGAAACTATATACCATCACAAATGACCGTTTCTCAAATAAAATCAGCACAAGCAAAAACAGGTAACGATAGAATATTTGCAGTTGGTAAATATCAATTAATACCTAAAACTTTTGACACCATGGTAAAAACTTTAGGGTTTTCTGATAGTACTGTTTTCAATGCTGAAAACCAAGAGAAAGCTGGTGAATGGTTAATATTAAAAGGAGCTGGTTATAGAAATGGTTTAATAAACTATTTCAAAACAGGTAGTTTGGGTAAAGAAAAAGATTTACAAAACGCCATAACTGATTTAGCGTTAGAATTTGCATCTTTCCCATCTTATTATGGTGTAACAACTTCACAAGCAGCCTCTAGAGTTAACCCAATTGGTTATAATTCAAAAACAGCTTTATACGGTGGTTCAGCTGGAAATGCGGCGTCTGCTGTTTTTTGTGCATACGATGTTGCTGAAGCTTTAATTGAAACTTGGAAAAATTATAATCCTAATAAAACACCAGAATTTACTTTAGAAAAATTAAAAAATACGTCAACAATACAAACAGATAACGATAATTCTATAAAATTAACAGCGAATGATAAATCAACAGCTATTATTATGGGTGATTCAACTGTGGGTGTGATTAATTCTGTACCTAATGGTTTACAAAAAAATAAAATAGACATTTCTTTTAATAAAGTTGGTGAAACTGTTAATTGGTTAATCAGTAAATTGAAAGAATTTGGTAAAGATGGTAAAAAATATGGTAATACTAAATACGTTTTTGTGTCAATAGGTACAAATGATGGTTATGTTGTAAGTGATAGTAGTAAAAAGAAAATTAGTGAATTAAATGAATTGATAAAAAAAATATACCCAAATGCTAAAAGAGTTGTAATACCAGGTACTTACGGTTGGGGTAATGTAAATGATAAAACCAAACAGAATCAAGATAATTATTATAAAATATTTACTGATTTAGGGTTTACTTATCAATATCCAAACGCTAGTGCTTTGGCGTCTACGGATGCTAAAGCTCATGATTCAAAATCTGATTGGTTTGTTAAATCAACTAAAAAAATTGTTGATATAAAAAATGCGTAAATTAAAAATATTTTTAGTATATTTGCAATATGAAAATTGCCAATATAGTTTCTACAACACAAATTAATCTTTCAGAAGATTTTAATGTGGTACAATCCATGGATGAAATAATCCATGGATTACCTACATTGATAATTGGTTTTGACGTTACAGACAAATTGTATCCAAACTATGATGTTGGTGAAATAAAGGTTGAAGATAATGTTTATTGGACAACAAAACGAACAGAAAACAGAGATAAACACAATATTGAATTAGAATGGTTTAAATATTTTGTTTATAATGAATTAATAAAAGATATAAATTACATATTTGTCGACCCAATACAATACAAGAGAAAATCTTTTTTAAAAATCCTTAAAAAAATATATTTAACTTCAAATAAAATTACCTATCAACATAAAGACATGTTGTATATTTATGGTGATAATTTTATATTTGGGGTTGATTTAAAATTATTAAAATACATCGGGTTAGATATCAACAAAATAAAAGACAAAATATTTAAGCTAAGCTCAGTGTTTTTGGGTGAAACCGACATATTTATAGAATATAAAAATATAATCGAAGATTTAGATAATCAAGTTCGATTTTTACCGTTTTTATATTCTATTAGAAATGAATAAAGAAATATTATTAGCCTCGTTTATTTTCCCAGAAAGAGTTGATTGGTTTTTAGAATACCTAAAAACCAGTTTTGATATTGATAAAGTATTTTGCTACAAAAACCTAGATGATGAATCTAAGGTTATTATGACTTTTAGAATAACTGTAAACACAGAAAAACCACTTAAATTTAAAGATTTATTTCCAAATGCCGTTATCATACATAAAAAAGGTGATGCGCTATACACTATAAATGCTATAAATAAATTAATAGAAGAAAAATATCCAGAGTCTATAGGTAATATAGATAACAAAAACGTAAAAATAGATTGGTCAGAATATCAAAATAAGTTTATATTGATTAATAATGAAAAACTTTGTATTTTTAATATAAAAAGAGTTTTTTAATTAGTTTATGATATTTATAAGTAAACATAAGAGATTATAAACTATTTTTATTATGGAAAACAATAAAAACGAAAAGAAAACAGCTGAAGATTTAAACAAAACTTTAGATGGATATTTAAACACTGAAAACCAAGACATGGATTGTAGTTCAGGTGTTTGTGTAATTAAAGGTGATAAAAGCCTTATTGAAAGAATAAACAAAAAAATCATAACAGAAGACGGTAGACAATTATTATTCTAATGAAAAAGAAAGTTACGTTTAACCCAGAATTAATAAAAGAGGAAGCTAAACGCTTTAAACTTTTAACCGAATATTCTTTTTATCACGAAGAAAATGTTATGTCACCATCAGCCACACCAGAAAAACCTGTTATCTTAGGTGGTGAGTTAGAAGAGGCTGAAGAAGAACCACAAGCAGGTGAAGAACAAGAAGAATTAGGTTTTGACCAAGCGGCAGGTATGGAAGACCAAACTCCAGCTGAAACTGGTGGTGAAGAAATGCCAGCACCAGAAGAAGATACAGATATGGATTTCGGCGCACCAGCTCCAGAAGGTGGTGAAGAAATGCCAGCACCAGAAGAAGAAATGCCATTTGAAGAACCAGCACCAGAAGAAGACGATATAGAAATTGACGTTACTTCTTTGGTTGACGGAACTGAAGATGCCAAAAAAGCTGCTATTAAAGCAATGAAAGTATCTAAGAATTCTAGCGAAAAATTAATGGATAAATTATCTGATTTAGAAGCTAGGTTAACTAGAATGGATTCTGTAGCGGATAAAATTGAAAATTTGGAAAAAGAAATTGTTAAGAGAAACCCAACACCAGTTGAAAAATTGGAAATGCGTTCATTAAGCTCATATCCTTATAATATTAAATTAAGTGATTATTGGTCAGAAAAAGAAGGCCCTTATGATGTTATGGATAAAAAAGAAAAAGAATATGTGTTAACCAATGATGATATAGATTCAAATTATAATTACTCACAAATAAAAGACACTTTCGATAAACCATTAGAAGACCAAGGTTATGAAGAAGAAGAAATGTAAAAATAATATAAACCCCTAAGAAATTAGGGGTTTTTTTATTTATAAAAAAAATATCATAAAAATTTGTTATATTGTTATTTTTTTAGTATATTTGTATATAAAAGAATTTAAAAATATAAAAAAACGTATAAAATAACGATAAAATTTTTAATTGTAAACACTTGACTTTTATTATTTTTGTTAGTATATTTGTATAAGTTTAATATTAGTAAATAACGTAAATTATATATATTTAAAATGAGTGAACAAATGAATGCTTTAGACGCTATGTTAGCACAGTACGAGAAGAATAATGCTCCTAAGTACGAAAAACAAGAAGCGAAAACCTATGATTTGAAGAATTACTTCAACACTTACATTCCAGAAGGTGTTAAAAGTGGTACTAAAACAATCAGAATCTTACCAACTAAAAATGGTAGTCCTTTTGTAGAAATGTATGGTCACAAAGTAATGGTTGACGGAGAATGGAAAACATTCCCATGTCTTAAACATGAAAAAGGTGAGGCTTGTCCTTTCTGCGAAGCTCGTCAAGAATTGTTAGCGACTGGAAAAGACTCTGACAAAGAATTGGCAAAAAAATACAATGCACGTTTAATGTACGTTGTAAAAGTTATCGATAGAGATAAAGAAGAAGAAGGTGTTAAATTCTGGAGATTTAATCACGACTACACTAAAGGTGGTGTTTATGACAAATTATTTGCTATGATTAGTGCCTTGAAAAAAGACGTGACTAGTCCAGAGACTGGTAGAGACATTGTGGTTACTATTTCTAGAAACCAAAACAATGTTCCTGTAGTTTCAGGAATCCAAGCGTTAGACCCTTCTGTATTATCTGAGGATGAAACTAAGACTAGCGATTGGTTATCTGACGAAAGAACTTGGGAAGATGTTTATTCAGTTAGAACTTATGATTATTTAGCTATCATCGTAAGAGGTTACACTCCAGTATGGGACAAAGATGAAAAATGTTTTGTTGCCAAAGAGTTAATCAACGAAAGTGAAGCTAAAAACAAATTAGAATCTGAGTTGACTATGGGTATTGAGAATGTTAAATCTAACATTCAAGCTCAAGTAGCTACTGAAACATCAACACAAGCTTCTACTGAAGAAGATGACGATGATTTACCTTTCTAATCTAAGAAAGCGTATTAACCAAAATGGAGTGAGAAATTGCTCCATTTTTGGTCTAAAATAACAAGGGAATAATAATATTTAAAAATGGCGGTAAAACCTACCAAAACAAGTAAAACAACAATTGCAAAAAAAGAATTTAATTTAGATGATTTTAAAGAAAGTGAAGGATTAGACAATGTTGTCAAAGACAAAGAATTATCATGGATTCCATTATCAGAAGCATTCCATGACGCATTAAAGATTCCAGGTATTCCAATTGGATTCTTTACCAGTTTTAGAGGTTATTCGAACACTGGAAAATCAACTGCAATATATGAAGGTGTTGCTGGTTGTCAAAAATTAGGTATCCTACCTATTATCTACGAAACAGAAGGTAACTGGAACTGGGAACATGCTAGAAACATCGGAGTTAAATACGAAGAAGTTGTTGATGAAGAAACAGGTGAGATAACAAATTACAAGGGTGATTTTATCTTTATGAGAAACTCAGATTTGTTAAAGCGTTATCAAAATTATGACCATCAACATAGCAAAATGGGTACTAAACCATTAAGATATGAACCAGTAGTTGAAGATATATCAACACACATGCATTATATCTTAGATAAACAACAAGAAGGTGTGTTACCAAGAGACGTAGCTTTCTTTTGGGATTCAGTAGGTTCAATCAACTGTTTCAAAGGAGCTACTTCAAAAACAACAAATAACCAATGGACTGCTGGTGCTTTGGCGAATTGTTTTAAATCTCTTATCAATTACAGAATCCCAGCGTCTAGAAACGAAGATTCACCTTATACCGCTACATTTGCTGTGGTACAACAAATATGGCTTGATAATGAAAATAAAGTTATCAAACACAAAGGTGGTGAAGCTTTCTTCTATTCTCCAAGACTTATTGTTCACTTCGGTGGTATATTAACACATAGTACTGAGAAACTTAAAGCTACATTAGGTGGTGAGGAATATGAATTTGGTGTTGAGACTCGCGTTAGATGCGAAAAGAACCAAGTAAATGGTGTTGTTCAGAAGGGTAAAATCGCTTCTACACCACATGGGTATTGGGCCCCAGATAAAATTAATGATTACAAAGACCAACACAAAGAGTTTATCAAAGCTCATTTGAATACTGAGTATGATGATTTTATCATTGAGAAAGAAGAAATTGGGTTAACTGGCAAAGACATGTCAGCTTAATAGTATTAACATTTAAAAAGAAATGTCGTGAATAAAAGACCACCTAAGAATGGTGAAATAAGACAAAAAATACAAAACACTTTATTGGTAGACGGAAATGCCCTGTTCAAATCAGGGTATTTCGGCGCCAAAGGTGAGTACAACTACAAAGGAGAACATATTGGTGGTATTTACCAATTCCTAACCATGGTAAGAAAATTATTAACTGAGAACATGTATCATAAAGTATATGTTTTTTGGGATGGTAATTTTAGTGGTAAATTAAGATATGAAATATATAGCCCCTACAAGAGCAGTAGAGGGAAAGACTACTTAAATGGCACGCAACCAATAGACGAAGATGAACTTCGCGAAAGAAGAGTTGTGATGCAATATCTAGAAGAATTATTTATTAGACAATTAAAACATGAGGTCGTTGAAAGTGATGACTTCATAGCTTATTATTGTCTAAACAAAAAACAAAATGAAAAAATAACAATATGTACCAATGATACGGACATGGCGCAATTAATTTCTGAAGATGTTAGAATTTATTTCCTACGTTTAAAAAATTATGTTGATAATGTCAATTTTTCTTCGTATTTTTGTTATCATTTAGAAAATGCCGCTTTGGTAAAATCAATGGTTGGAGATAATTCAGATTCAATCAAAGGTATTAAGAGTTTAGGTGAAGATACGTTGGTAAAACACTTCCCAGAATTAAAAGAACGAAAAGTAAGTTTAACCCAAATAATTGAAAGAGCAAAAGAAATACAAAAAGAAAGAGCTGAGCAAAAAAAGAAACCTCTAGCTGTATTAGACAACATTATCAATAGAGTAACGGATAGTGTATTGGGTGATAAAATCTATGAAATAAATTATAAATTAGTAGATTTAAAAAATCCATTTATGACAAAAGATAGCGAAAGAGAGTTAGAACTTCTAATTGAAGGTGATTTAGACCCAAATGGTCGAAGCATCAAGAATGTTCTTAGTTACATGGAAAAAGATGGTTTAAGAAAATTGATAGGTGAAACTAGATATGAAAACTACCTTATACCATTTAAAGAATTAATTACTAGAGAAACAAAAACAATTTAAAAAATGAGCGATTATAATAAAAACGAAGAATTGAGATATCAATTCATTTTATATATCAATGACCATATTGTGTGTCAAAGATATTTTAACATTTTTGATTTTAATGAAGAATCATTAGAATCTATGGAATTAAAAGAATTAATGGCATCTATTGCTGGAATGAATAACGGACAACATGGTTCTTTAGGAATCATACCGCGTTATTTACAAAAAAAGTCATTAACTTATTTGTGGGACAATTACAACCCATATATGCAACAAACCGAAGACAACATTAGAAATGTTGTTGATAGAAAAGACAACTTTCAATTTGAAATTAAAATTGATGATAAGTGTGTTGCTAAAACTGAATTTAGTGGAAACAATTTTCCACCTAAAATTAGATACGCTGTCGATGTTAGAGAAATAATCCCAGAGATTATGAGTGAAATCAGAACGTATTTAAGTCAAAAAACTTACACGATTGACAGTAAAACAAAGCCTTGGAAAAAATCTCAAAAAGAATTTTTGGTAAAGTAGTTATTCATACTACTTTACCATATTTATAATTACACAGTTTTAAAAACTATATATAAATGGCAAAACAATTAAGAGAAGATTTTTCATATTTAGGTAACGAATACCAATACAAATTAATATTACAATTACTAACGGACCGCAGGTTTGCTAACTCAATTATAGACATTATTAACCCAAAATACTTTAAAGATACAAATTTAAGTTTAATAGTTTCTACTATAATTGATGCAAAAGAACAAGACGATACGATTATAGATAAACAAGGTTTAGAATATCGTTTATTGGAAAAAATTCCAGACGAGTTAAACAGAAGAGCTTTGATTTCAGAATTGAGAAAAATAGAAAACTCTAATTTAAATGATAGTATCTATGTTCAAGAATCAGCTATGAAATTCTGTAAACAACAAGAATTAAAAAAATCAGTTGGTGAAATTTCTAGAATTATTGAAAATGGTGATATTGACAGTTATGATGAATGTGAAAAAATACTTAGAAAAGCTTTAGAACATGGTGATTCTAGAGATGATGTAGTTGATGTTTTGGAAAATGTTGATAATGTTTTAGTTGATGATTTCCGTAACCCTATACCAACAGGAATTGAAGGTTTAGATGAAGTTATGGATGGTGGTTTATCTAAGGGTGAATTGGCGGTTATCTTAGCACCTTTTGGTGTTGGAAAAACAACAATGATAACAAAAATTGCTAACACAGCTATGAATTTAGGTAAAAATGTATTACAAATTTTCTTTGAAGATAATCCAAAAGTAATTCAAAGAAAACACTTAGCTTGTTGGTCTGGTTATGCATTAAACGATTTGTCTTTACATAAAGACAAACTTAAAGAAATGGTTGAACTTATGAAAACTAAACAAGGTGTTCTTAAACTTAAAAAGTTTTCAAGTGATGGAACAACTATACCAGTAATAAGAAATTATATAAGAAAGCTTTCAGCTCAAGGGTTTAGACCAGATATCGTATTATTAGATTATATTGATTGTGTTGAACCATCTAAAAAATTTACAGATGCTAATGTCGGTGAGGGTAGTGTAATGAGACAATTTGAATCATTATTATCCGAATTTGATATAGCTGGATGGACAGCCGTTCAAGGTAATAGAAGCTCAATTAAAGCCGATGTTGTTGAATCTGACCAAATAGGTGGTTCAATCAAAAAAGGTCAAATTGGTCACTTCATAGTATCGATAGCTAAATCATTAGACCAAAAAGAAAGTGGTACTGCTACAATGGCAATACTAAAATCTAGATTTGGTAAAGACGGTATTGTTTTCCAAGATATTACATTTGATAATGCTAGAATTCAAATTGATATGGGTGAAAACAAAGGCGGTAGAACGTACTCAGAGCAAAAGGAACACAAGAAGGTTAGTGAACAACAAAGGGTTAGAGAAATTTATGAACAAAAACAAAACAGAGATAACATCTTGAATAAAGAGGTTGTTTTAAACACATTAATTAACGAGAATTTAAACAAAGAAGAAATTTAAACATGTATTTAAAAGACAGTACCGTAAAAAAAAGATATTCTATTTTCCCAATCATACATAATGATTTGTGGCAAATGTATAAAAAAGCTGAAGCCCAGACTTGGGTAGCTGAAGAAATTGATTTAAGTAAAGATGATTTCGAGGGTCTAAAAGACGCTGAAAAAACATACTTAAAAAACATATTGGCATTTTTTGCCATATCGGATGGTCTAGTTATTGACAATCTAGCAACTAACTTCTTAAACGAAGTTGAGTTGTTAGAAGCTCAGTATTTCTATGGTCATCAAACATTTATAGAACAAGTCCACGCAAATGGATATTCACTATTAATTGAAACCTATATTAAAAATTTAGTCGAAAGAGAAGAGTTATTCGATGCTATGGAAACTAACCAAGCGGTTGCTAAAAAAGCAACATGGGCTGAAAATTGGATTCACCATCCGTCTTTTGGTCATAGATTAGTTGCATTTGCTTGTGTAGAGGGTATTTCATTCGCGAGTGTATTTTCTGGAGTATTTTGGTTTAGAAGTAAGAATAAAATGCCAGGTTTAGGTGGTATGAACGAATTAATTTTAAGAGATGAAACATTCCATTATGAGTTTGCACTTAACTTGTATAAAAATTATTTGAAAGATGATTACAAACTTTCAAAAGAGGAACTTAGAAACATAATTTTAGGTTGTTACGAAATAGAAAAAGTATTTGTTGAAGATAGTATGCCAGATGGGTTACAAGGGATGACAAAAGATGATATGGTTCGTTACGTACAATATGTAACAGATATCGTTCTTAATGATTTTGGTTGCGATGTAGAATTCAATGTAACAAATCCTTTAGACTATATGGCT